GTGGCAGCTGCCCACTGCTCGTCCGTCAATTCGGCAGCCTGTAGGGCCCTCTGGAGGACTGCGGCGATCATCCGTGCCTCTGCCTGTACCGACTCGATGTAACGCTCTGAGAGACCCGCCTGAACGGCCGCACGGGCTACCTGCGCCCCATGGGCGCGTTCCTCGCGTCCGAGCCGCACCCACTCCCTCAGCTCGCGCCCAGCGCGGCTCCGCGCAATCTCGAACTTCTCCGGCTCCCAATCGTGCTCCTGCGCCTCCAACTCGCGCTCGCGTTCGATCTCTTTCCCGATCCGTTCCTCAAGCCACAAGATCCGGTATCCGGATCGCCGAACCTCGCTGAGGATCGCGTCCCACGGCGCAACATCGACTTCGCCGTCATGCGGAATCTGCTTTTTGGTCTCCATCAGTGTTCTCCCTGCTCAACGGCTTCCCAATCACTCCGCAAGCCTGTGACCTGCGGGGGGGACTTGGAAAATGCCAAGTCTACCCAGCTCTACCCCCTCTGACCTGGTAAAACAAGTGATAGGTAGACTTGGTAGACTTAAAAGCGTAGGTACGCCACCTATATAAGCGCAACAGTAATATATTACTGTTTTTCTCACCTGCAAGTACCTCTAATCTAAGTCTACCCAAGTCTACCTCTCTTAAGTGTTTTTACTGGTAAGAGAGTCGGCAAGCCTTTTCCACTCAGGTAGACTTGCCGTGGTCAAAGCCCCGTCCAAGTCTACCCACAAGCTTCCCCACACCCTTCCAAGTCTACCTAGGCAACCCTAATAAATGCGGAGAGTACACACTCACTAACTTTCTGGGTTATGCACATATCGATATGCATGAGCCTCGAAGGCCTCTGGGTAGACTTGAGGCTTCCAAGTCCCCCCTCAAGTCTACCCAACCCTCAGTAATCACTTATTGACTTAGAGTCTTGACGTGCCACATGTAGACGCCCTTGGTCTTCTTTTCCGAACGCACCACTTGGACATCCCCGAACCACCGGCGATCTTTGTAACCGAGGTACCTGCCGAGCGTCATGGCGAACGATCCGGTGGCGAAACCCGTCCACTTCATCGCCAGCGCCCCAGGTAGCACCTCTTCCATCCTCGACGACATGTTGATAGCGTTCGCAAGATCTTTGGTGTTCCACAACGTGTTCCCGAAGTGCTCTTTCACCACGTGGAGGAACGACTCCCATTCGTCGTCTTCGGCGGACATGACCGGCCTGACGGTCTTCGAGTCGAACTCTTCCCCGAGGCCCGCGTGGCTCAAGATCCCCGACAGCATCTGTCGCCATAGCGCATAGGAGTCCGAGCCGGTGGCCGGTGGCATTTGCGCTCCTGCGTACAGCCATGACCGGATCACGGTCATCAAAGCGCTCAGGTACTCGCCGCGCCTGTCCCCCATCCACTTGACCGGGTTCGCAATGTCGAACCCGGTTCGGTTCTCAGGGTCGGGGCCAGCATCCAACCGGACCTTGAGCACACGACGTGCCATGTCGCCTCCAATAGAGGCGTTGTTGCCCGTGAGAATCCACAACCTGTCGTTGGGGATCGTGGCATCGATGTTGCCCCCCAAGAGCCTGTCCGACCACGTTTCGGCCGTCAGCAGGGCTTCCAGCGACGGCGAACTGATCATGCCCTTGACGTTGTCGAACACGATGATGCCCTCAGCGCCGAGTAGGGCCGTGGTGATGGTCTTGCGCATCTCCGCTTCCTTGTCGGGCAGCGAGCCGCGCAGGGTGCCCCCGTGGAGTTTGCGGAGCATCCCCGCGAGGTAGCCCTTGCCACTCCCTGGCTGGTGCGCTTCGATGATGCCGAGCTTGTACGGCCCTGGTGCGAGGTAGCGCAGCAACGGCGTGAAAGCCATACCAATCCAGTTGGATTTGTCTGCTTCGGATTCGAACGGGAACTGCGCCACGGGATACTTGATCAGGGTTGCGGCTTCGAAGAGGTTTTGCCGCGACGGTTCTTCGGGAACATGGATCTTGAGGCCGTCTTCGGGCTGGTACAGCATCCGAGTAACGGGGTCGTAACCCGCCTGGTCGATGAGGTCCCCATCGCCTCGGAAGAGCGGAATCGAGGTGATCCCTGCCAGCTCACGCGCGTTGGGAAGCCGGTGGACGGCGCCGCAGGCGTTCTCCGCCGCGATCAAAGGGAAGTTGGTGTCGCGCACACCGTCTTTCGTGTGCTTGATCGACCGGAACGTGTAGTCGATCTCAGCGCGCAACCGTTTCGAGTCCAACGGCTGGATAGCGCCCGGCACGACCCGGACCAGTTCCCCGCGCCGCTTGAACATGTGGTCGAGTTCGCCGACGCCGATGCGACGGGACAGCCAGAGGTGCAAGCCGGATGCCTCGGTGGCGTCGCAGATCGGCCGGTCGATATCCTCGGCTGACGAGTCATTGACGCCATCGGGCACTACCGGAGTTTCGGTCTGCCCATCGCTGTCGCTCTGCGCCATGCCTTCGAGCATGGCCTTAGCCCAGTCATCACTGGAATCCGGGCCGGTTGCGGTGTTTGCGTTGTCTGTGTCGGTCATGGTAGTGTTCACCTGCCTTATCTGTTCTTAAGCTGTTGCGCAGCGGCATTGAAGGGCGCAAGTGCCCCGGCTCCTCACCCGAAGCCGGGGCACTGTTGCGTCTAGGGGTTGTCGGCTCGACGTGAACGCCGTTGCCCTTCGGCAATCTGACGGAACAGGTGCGCCAAAGCTTCACGTCCCACGTGGTCGATGAACATCGGAGACTGTTCGATCTCCGATGCGATTTCGTCGTAAATGGCTGGCCGCACAGCAGCCACGATCTCACGAGCCTTGTCTTCCCATCCGATTGTGTGGCCGAGCAGGATTTCAGCTGTGGCACGTTCGGCCTCGGTGAGTTCGGTGCTCATCGCGTCCTCTTCTCCATCGTTTTGAGCACGATCTCAGCACCGCAAGTCTGGCACCAGAATTCATCGTGCGTCTCGCCATTGGCGACGCGGATACCGTTGGTCCACGTGGCCCAGCGATAGCAGTAGGTGCACCGATATTCGGTGGTCTCCTCGTTCACGACCCCCACCGCCGGTACTGCTCGTCAGCGATTTCGAACGGGTCCATCCCGTTCCAAGGGTTCGGATCTTCGGGGATCACGCAGTGACCGCACATGTCGTCTTTGCCTTCGGTGTCCGCGTCGTACAGGCTGCCACAATCGGTGCATACTCTGTCGTCGGTCATCAGGATTCCTGGATGCGTTCGATGGTGACGCGGAACTTCTCCGCCTTAACCTGCAGAATCTCCCCGTCCTCCCGGGGAGTCAGCTCCACGATGGCGCCGGTGTTGCCGATGGCGCGCATGTCGACCCACATGTCAGGGAGATTGCGATAGTTGGCATCTTCGAAGAGCCCGAGGACATCTCCGCAGGAAAAGTTGTTGGGCATCATTCAGTCCTCCTCTTCGAACTGGTCGCCGTAGCAGTCTTCGCACATGCCGTCAGCGCCTTCAATGTCGTCGTCGTAGTCGATGCCGCATTCCTCGCAGGCCATCATCATCGTTTAGTCCTCTTTCTTGCAGTCGGGGCAGAATGTCTCGTCGGCGCGTGGATCGAACTTCCAGCCGTCGAGCAGGTCTCGCCAGTTGTCTACGTCCATTGCATGGTGGTCGATCATCCACCCGTCACAACCGTCTTCGCTGTCACAGGTGCGGATCGGGATCGTTCCTCGCATCGTTCAGTCCTCTTTCGTGTCGTCGTCAACGGGCACCAGCTGATAGGCACCCTCTTCGAAAAGCCCCGTATAGGGGTTGTTGTCGGGATCGAACGCACCGGGAGGTGCGATCAGGTCAATCGGTTCGGTCGGGTACCCCGTGCGGTAGAAGAACTCCATACGTGTGACTGTCTCGACACGTCCCGGAAGGTCTGCCTCATGCGTGATCTCTTCACCGTCTGCGTCCTGAAAAGTGATACGAACCGAGGTCTTCTGATACCCGATCATGCCGTGTGGTCCTCGTTGTCTTCCACAGGCACCAACCGGTACCCGAGGTTTTCAGCCTGCGCTTCGAGCATGACCAGACGTTGTTTCCGCTTGTCCGCGCTGGTCTTGCCCGCCCACCTCGCAGCGGCGGCGGTTCGTGCGCGTTCGACGCGTTGTTCCTTGTTCATGCGCGTCACCTCCTTAGCAAGCATTCTAACACACGTTCCCGGCTCGCCTGCCCGCTTCCCACCCCGATTCAAACGTCCTACGTTGGGATGACTCGTCATCGTTCGCCCCGATGGAGAACATGACGGTCCGAAGCTCCGACCACGCCGCATCGACACTCATGGTGCCCATCTTCCCCAGCCGGTACGCCGCCACGTTGAGTTCGTTGTTCCGGGTCCCAGGTGCCGAACTGCCAAGCCGGTCAAGCACCCGCTCGGCTTCACGCTGCGCCTGCGCACTCCCTGGTTCGTACTGCGTTTCCGCACGTTCCGGGCGCTCCGATTTGCGCGTCAGCGCGACCAGCCAATCAGGGGCGGGGACGATAACAGTACTCCGAATTCCGCCCCTGGGAACCACTTGATAGCCCCCGCAGCCGGGAGCTTTCACGAGTCCTCCGATGCCGCGGACATCGATGCCAGGACCGAGGAGACCTGAGGAGTTGTGCACACCTTTCTGCCGTAGCACAACCTCGTCCCACCGGAAGTACAGGTGAGCCCCACCGGAGGGCGTTGCGACGGTCATCGTGGCTGTGAAGTCCGCTAGCGTGCTGCCGTGCTGCGCTGCGAGGTCACGCAGGGAGGCGAACCCGTCGATACCGCTCTTACGATCGATATCGATAACAAAGATGCCCGAACCAGGACCCGTGGCGATCCCGACCGGATAACCGGTGAGCTCCCCGCTTGCCCACCACTCCCTGATCACCTCGACGTCACTTGTGGCCCTGGTCTTCCACCCTTCGATCGCGGGCCGCTTCGTTCCGGGAACGAGCGGGAATACACGGAACCCGAGCCGCGAGCAGGCGTACGCCACCGCGCCAGCGCTGGGAGCCTGGCCCCCCGCGTTGGTGTCCTCAAACTTAACTGTCGTCACATCCATCATCCTGTCATCAGTCGTCGTGGTGCAATCTTACCGCGTCTGGTAGTCTTGCGCTAGCGGGACACCCGCTGACGATTGACTGACGATCGAAGATGATGAAGGGAAAACAGATGGACGTGTACCGAGATGATGAAGCGCGCGAGGCTGCGGTCAAGGGCAGTGATGACGCGCCACTTGACCTCCTCTCTGATGAGTTCGCCGCGTTCGCGAAGGAAGAGATGGAATACGAGGACCGCGAAGAGGACGACTTCACCGTCGAGGGGCAGGAGTTCACCGGAGTTGTCCTCGGCTTCGGCACCTCTTTCGATCCCGCACGCGATCACTCCCATGATCCCCGCGTGCCCGCGCCCAAGGAGAAGAGCTGCCCCGCGTGCCGGTGGGCGGATGTGGCTATCCTGCGGGTTTCCTCGGAAGACAACGTGCCTATGTACGTCGTGGTGACCATGGGGAAGTCGAAGAACCCGGGCGAAGACCAGCGGATGTCTGCTACCTGGACCGCCGACCCCATGGGCGTCCTGCGTGCGCTGCCCGTGTCGGGCCGCAACGGCGCCCCCGCGAAGATCCCGATGCCGAACGCCACCGCGTTCCGCAACGCGGCCACCGTTGACAAGGGTATTGCCCGCGTGCTGGAAGATCACGAGGAAGCGATTCCGGACTACGCGCCGCGCAGCAATGCGCTGGGATTCTAGGGACTCAGGCCCCGCGTTGCGCGATCAGGCGCACCATGGTAGGTTTGACAGGTCTCACCAAGCTTTCGGGCTACGGGGGCCAGGGACTTACCTCCCTGGTAGGGAGCCATCTTTCCAGGGGTGGAGATGGCTCCCGATAACATAACCCCTCAATCACGATCAAAGACGGAAGGACACTCATGTTCAACATGTCAGATGAGGACCACCGCGCCTACGCGGTTGCAGGTTTCCACAAGCTCGCCGATTTTCTGCACACCTACAGCGACATGTCGCTGCTGAACACCGCGAGCCGCATCGACGTTCAGTACAGCATCCTGGAAGAGGACAACGACAAGGCTCGTGAGGAGTACAACGCGCTGTCACAGTTCATGCAGGACGTCAACGACCTTACCCATGCTGAGTTCAGTACCGCTTCGGATGTGTACGACGACGCTACCCACCACATCGCAATGCTGTTGTTCGGCGTTGGCACCGTTGCCTACCGCGTGGTGTGGATCGAGCGGATGGGAGAGGCCGAAGATGAGTAACCGATACGAATACTTGGTGAGCTACGCACATCAGAGCGGATTCGGTCGCGCGAGTGTGTTTCGAAGCGCACCCGCTGACAGTCTGGAAGCTGTCGAAGAAATGGAAGCTGCGATCAGGCAGAACAACCCGTCTACCGGTCCAATCGCTGCCATCAACATCGTTCTGTTGCGGGAGTGGTCAGAGTGAGTGACGAACGGGAAACGAACCTCGCTTCCGTCCTGCGGATTACCGAACCGGGGATTCTCGGAGCGAATCCAAAGGTGTTCGCGGAGTTCCAAGGTGCCATCTTTTACACGATCACCGAGGAATTCCAACCAGGGGGAAGCGAACGGTTTGCGCCCAACGTGGACATCTGGACTTACATCAACCCGCGTCTGATCGGACTTGACATCGACGTGGAGATGGTGGGAGCCCTACAGGTGACGGGAACGTCTACGAGTTTCTACGTCGATACCGACAGCGTTTTCGTGGGTGTCGAGTTGTGGAAGCCGCTGCACAACCCCGATTGCGGGAGTGACGAAAACCTGTGGTGGCGAAGTCGGTACCACCGTTGCACCGTCAGCGTGATCGAACCGGGTCACTTCGAAGTGCGGAGTGCTCAGGTTCCCGGAACGACCATGATCTACACGGGGCAAGTGCTCCACGAAGGTGACTACACGCCGAAGATGAGAGGAACGAACGATGAGTGACGAACTGAAAGACTTCCGTTACTACGCGGACAAAGCCGAAGCGCTCTGCCTTGCGCTTGACATGCTTGACCCTGACGACAACGAAGGCGCAAGGCTGGTAATCAGCACCGCTGCTGTGTACGCCGAACTGGCGAAGGCTGCGCCGAAGGCTGGACTCGGTTGGTGTTCGAACAACTGGAATGCGGAAGATGCCACATACGTGTGCTCGCGCGGATACGGACACGAGGGACCACACCAGCACACCTGGACCGGTGTCACGTGGGCACAGGGTGTTGGTATGGACCCATGGAAGTTCAAAGCCAAGCCAGACCGGCCGATGAAGGACAACGACTGATGCCACGATGGTTGGCAGGCGCATTGATCGGGTTGGCCGTGAGCCTCACGCTCATCGGACTTCCCGCCTATGGGATCATTCCCCTAGGCGTACTGATCGCTGTCAATGGGCAGCGATGGAACAAGAGATAAGGACAGATGATGTTGAAATGGCTCGTAGCCGCTCCGATCGTGCTTGCCGCTGGCGCACTGTTCGGCGGTTGGATGCTCATGCTCACCGTAGGCGTTATCCACGGCGAGTGGCTGCCCATGATGCCGACTATCGGTTATTGGTCGGCTGTGAAGGTGAGCTTCATGCTCTCACTCCTGATGGGCTTGTGCTTCGGCGCGTCCCGGGCCGGGAGCAACTGATGACCGACGACAAACAGAAACTTAACGGCTGTGCCGTAGCGGTGATCATCGCGGCGATGCTCATCGTGGTTCCGCTCGGAGTGACCGTGTTCTGGATTCTCCTCGAATTCGGTCAGTGGATTGGGAGGCAGTGATGGGACATCTTCTTGCTTCCGTGTTGCTTGCCGTCTGCGCTGGTGTCATCACGCACATGCTCAGCTATGAGCACCCGTGGCCGCTCATCGCTGGCGTGATCGTATTCCTCTTCTACTGGGGTGCGGTCGTGCTCGTATTCGACGCCGACTGGTTTTAGCTGATGACCACACGAACCTACTGCGATGGATGCGGGCACCAAGTAGGGAATACAGCACAGCCGAACTACTGGCACGCGACACTCATGGGAGACACGCTCCGCGCGTCTGATGGACGCATGATCGAGTACTCGGGAATCACGGGACAGGTAGGCACGAACCGATCGATTCCGTTGAGCAAGGTAGACTTGTGCATTCCGTGCATGTCCAAGACACAAGAGGAGAACACGAAATGAACCAGTATGTTCCGTGGATTGTAGCTGGGATCTGCGTGTCACTGAGTATTTGGCAGGGCATTCGGTACTGGCTGAACCGGCCTTCGGTCGTCGTCACTGCCGAGATTGAAGAGGAGACAAAATGAAAGAGGTCGAAGAACTCATGACTCCAGGTGAGGTCGGTGCTGCTCTTCGTGTCGATCCGAAGACAGTCACGCGCTGGGCAGAACGAGGGCTCTTGTACTCGATTCGAACCCCAGGCGGACACCACCGCTTCCGAAGAGTTGACATCGACGCGATTATGAACGGCGAGAACTGAGCAAAGGTAAGACGTGAGACCCGGTGTCCCATCGACACCGGGTCTTTCCTATGCTTGGGGTACCGTTCAAAACCTTCCCGAGGAAACCGCCGTGTTTTGGTCTGCCCTTTTCATGCTCGGATACGCCCTGTTCGCCACCGGAACGGGAGTTATCCTGTACAACACCGTCGCTACCATCATGGGCTCACTGCCCGAATCGAAACACCGCAACACCGAAGAGGATGAGATCTGGCGAGATCTTGTCGTCACGGTGGGGATTGCCGCAATCTGGCCGGTCACGTTCCCGCTCTACCTGGCTAGCCGAGCGGCTGCGCATCCTGTAAGATAGACAGACGGGGCCCTTCGGGGCTCCGCACCTAAGACGAGAGGATCAAAGATGTTGGAAGGCGTTCAGCTCCATCTAGTCGAGACGTACGAAGACGTTGCTGCGTGCCTCGACTGGCTTTCCGGGCTCACGTGCTCGCACATCGGTCTGGACACCGAATCCACAGGCCTCGATAAGCTACAGGATCGCGTGAGACTCGTTCAGGTAGGCGACGCCTACCAGGGCTGGGCGATTCCGATCGACCGATGGAAAGGCATGGTCGAAGAGATCATCACCCGGTGGTCTCGCAAGGGGCGATTCGTTGGGCACAATGCCCGGTATGACGTTGACATGCTCCGAAACCATGACATCCACGTGCCGGTGCATCTGGTTGATGACACCATGATGTTGGCGCACATCTACGACCCCTCCGTGTCGATTGGACTTAAGCAGCAATCCGCTAAGCACATCGACCCTCGTGCAGCTGCGATGCAATCACAGCTTGACCAGGTGATGCACTCCGGTGGATACACGTGGGCAACGATTCCGATCACCGCTACGGGGCCTTGTTCCGTCTACTGGATTTACGGTGCGCTTGACCCCATCCTTACCGTTCGCCTCTGGAATCATCTTGCGCCCCTGGTGCTTCCTACCGCCTCACGAGCCTACGACCTGGAAGTCTCCACAGGATGGCTCGCTTCTCGGATGGAAGCCAAGGGCGTCGCTTGCGACCGTGAATACACACAGTCGAAGCGATCCGAGCTTGCCGTGATGTACGACGAGCTGACGAAGCGCGGTTTTGAAGAGTTCGGCGTTGATCTCGGCTCGGCGACACAGGTCGTTGAACACCTCATCGCAGACGGAGTGAAGCTCTGGAAACGCACAGACGGGGGCCAGTGGTCTCTGGACAAGTTCGCGCTTGAGGGCATCGACCACCCGTTGTCGATCCTGTTGCAGCAGCGCAAGAAGGCCGAAAAGATCAATTCCACCTACCTTAAGCGATTCCTCGAATACTCACAGTATGACGGCCGTATCCACTCCTCTATCAACACGCTTGGGTACAAAGAGCAGTCGGCGGGGGCCTTCGGCGTCAAGACGGCGCGCATGAGTAGTTCAAATCCTAACCTTCAACAGCTTACTCGCGTGGACGACTCCGACCCGCTGAGCATGATTGCGCGGAACTGTATCGTGTCGTCCCCTGAGAGCACGTTCGTGCTCTTCGACTTCGACCAGATCGAGTTGCGTGTTATGACGCATTTCTCGAAAGACCCTGGACTGTATGAGGCGTTCCTTTCGGATGAGGACTTTTTCGTGTCGCTGACTAAGAAGATTTATCAGGACGAGACGATCACCAAGAAGAGCCCGCAACGCAACCTTACGAAGAGCTATACCTACGCCACGTTGTACGGTGCTGGCAACGACAAGCTGGCGACGACCACGAAGCGTCCGCTTTCGGAGATTGAAAAGCTTGCCGACGACTTCAACCGAGCGTACGCGGGCGTGCCCGCACACCAGCAGAACATTCAGCGGCTGGCAAGTGACCGCTTCAAGGCCGAAGGGGTGGGTTACGTCAAGTCACCATTGACGGGACGCAAGTTCATGCAGAGCAATCCTCAGCTCTTCTACCAGCTTGTGAACCATCAGATCCAAGGGGTTGCTGCTGAGATCATGAAGATGAAGCTCCTTGAGCTTGACGCGGCTGGACTCGGCGATTACCTCGCACTGGTTGTACACGATGAGGCTATCGCCGATGTTCCGGACAATAGCGTTCCGGACGCGATCGCGACCATGCAAGACGTGATGAACGATGACACCCTGTTGTCCCTTCCGCTTACAGCTGGTGGGGCAACAGCAACGCGTTGGGCGGAGAAAATTGACATCTAGTAACGAATACGTGATCATCGGTATCGACCCCGGTCTCATGACCGGTGTGTTCACCTGGCATCCAGGGATGGGGAAGGCTCCTGCACTACCTGTATGTGAGCAGTACCAAATTCCTGCTAATGAGGTGATTGATTACTTGTGGGGACTCATGGGAGATTGGCGTCATTACTGGCTGCCTGATAACATCCATGTCGCCATAGAGAAATACATCATCACGTCGCGCACTGCAAAGCTTTCACAGCAGTCAGACGCTCTGGAGGTCACCGGCATCGTGAAAGCCGTGTCGCACCTCCATGGGGTCACCGACGTGCGCCAATACCTGAAGGCTAACCTCAAGTTCGCCTCTGATGACATACTGCGAGGGGTAGGTTGGTACTCCCCCAAGCTCCGACATGCCAATGACGCAGCCCGACAGGCGTTCGCACTCCTCAAGGACGTGGACTATCCCCGCTGGTCAGAACTGGTGCGGGGTGCTAAGATGGAAACTAAGACGGAAGGATGAACGATGACTGAACCAGAAATCACCCTACACTTGTCACGCCGTGACGTGAGTGTGCTAGCCGCGAGCATGGGCATGTTCGTGACCTCGACTCATGGGCGCATGTCTTACGAGACGCGCGTAGCGCTGGAAAACGTCTGTCGACAGGCAGGTATCGACCCTAACTCAATGTGCGTTCCGTACGAAGAGGATAAGCGCGGCCGGAAGTGGTGGAAGCGATGAATGAGATCTATGCCGAGCTTAGCGAAGACGACCGGATCACCCTGTTCAGCCGCAAGGCGAACGGGGAACCCGACGAAACGCTGTGGAACGACTCTTATCAGATCAAGATGATCCCCGGCAAGAAGTGGGACCGTAAGGCGAAGCGCTGGACGCTCCCGAAGTCCTATGCCGCGTGCATCGTGCTGCGTGAGTTGTTCGGTGACCGGATCGTTGTCGAGCCTGATCTTGCCGCTTGGGCGCGTTCGGAGCGATCGCGTCGTGACGAAATGCTGTCACTGCGTAAATCACTGGAACTTGTTGAGGCATCGCCGTTTAAAAACGACCACGACAACATCCTGTATCCGTTTCAGATCCCTGGTCGTGACTTCTTGGTCAAAGCTCGCAATGCTCTCATTGGTGACGAGATGGGAAGCGGCAAGACTTTGCAGACACTTTCGGCTATTCGAGCTGTCACTTTTGATGAAGAGGCGTTTCCTGTCCTAGTCGTGTGCCCCAATTCCTTGAAACGGAACTGGGAACGCGAGATCAAGCGATGGCTTCCCGAGGCGAACCCGTTCGTGATCCAAGGGAGCGCCGCGAAGCGACGTACGCAGATCACCGAAGCTGCCGAATCAGACAATGCGATCATCATCGTGAACATCGAAGCGATGAAGTTGCACTCTCGTCTGTCCGCCTACGGCTCGACGCGCCTCAAGCGCTGCATGGAATGCGAGACGAAAACGCAGCTCGGCACGCCGGATCTGAAAGAATCTGCCTGCGAGGTGCACGAAAAAGAACTCAACCGCATTCCGTTCCGAGTGTGCGTGTTGGATGAAGCACACAGGGTGAAGGACCCGAACGCTTTGCAGACGCGTGCCATCTGGAACGTGTTCCACGGCCCTACGGTCAACTACCGATGGGCCCTGACGGGTACCCCCGTGGCGAACCACCCTGGTGACCTGTGGTCGATCATGTACGCTATCGCTCCCGAAATGTGGCCGGGGAAGTCCGCCTTCGAAGACCGGTACGCGCGTACCGAGTGCAACCACTTCGGCGGGAGAACCATCGTGGGGTTGAAAGAGGAGACGAGACAGGAGTTCTTCAAAATCCTTGACCCGCACTTCCGGCGTATGATCAAGGCGGATGTGCTCAAGCAGTTGCCTGACAAGGTGTTCATGCGCCGTGACGTCGAGATGAGCCCCAAGCAGGCGAAGGCGTACAAGGACATCGCCGAGCAGTTGGTGACGGTGCTTGAGGATGGAACGGTACTCGTTGCCAACGGTAACCTCGCAGGAGCCACCCGGTTGCTGCAATTCGCGTCCGCGTATTGCGAAGTCGACCAAGGGGAGACCCCTGATGACCCCGCCACCTGGATTGTGTCGCTTACCGACAGCCCGAAGTCCTCGAAGATCGATGAACTCATGTCGATCATCGAAGACAACCCCGATAAGCCGCTCGTGATCGCAGCGGAGCACCGGCAGCTCATCGACCTTGCGGCCACCCGCATGACCGACGCCGGTATCCCGTTCGCTCGGGTAACGGGTGGTGTGTCTGCGGATGAGCGTGACGCTGCGGTGCAGGCGTTCCAAGACGGCAAGATCGACTACCTCTTGTTCACGTACAAGGCTGGGGGTGTTGGGCTCAACCTGACGCGCGCTGACACCATGGTTCGGTTGCAGCGAAGCTGGTCACTGATTGATAACAATCAGGGCGTTGACCGGATTCACCGGATCGGTTCTGAGGTACACGACAAGGTGACTATCATCGACTTGGTAGCCGCTGGGACGATCGAAGAGACGCAACTTGAAAGACTGTACGACAAGGCCGAACGGTTGGAAGAGATCGTGCGCGATCGCGTGAAGCTGCAAGCGCTCGGTAAGGACACGAGCGCGCTTGACGCTGAGGCGGCACGTATCGAGGCAACAGGATTGATGGGATGATATGGCACCGAGCATGCGATATGACGACCCGCGCTCGACGCCGGAGTACATCGCCAGCGAAAAAGTACGCAAGCGTCTTGTCAACCGACAGGCGTGGGTGAAAATGTGGTGGCCTCGCATTGAGGCCGAAGTCAAAGGAGATGAAGAGCATGGCAAGTAAGAGCGGGACCAGTAAAGATGAAGGTGGCCTGTACGACCACTACGTGGAACGTCAGAAGCAGTCCAGAGCACGCAACCCCACGCGCAGCGTGGGCGATGACGACAAGATCAACAAGGCCGACAAGGAAAAGAGGGACAAGCGATGAGCAACGAACCTGAGTACGAACTCGATTTCGTGCGATACCAGGAACTCAAGCCGGTTACGGTGTCCAAGCGCGACGAAAAGTGGATGAACTCGAAGGACGCGCAGCGCGAGGTCAAAGCACAGGCCAAGGAAGACAGAAAGCGATGGAAGCGGTGAGGCGGTTCTCGCAGTCGGAGTTCAAGGAATTCCAGTGCAACCGGCGGTGGTGGCTCGCAAGCTATCGCCGGTTGGCGCCGGTCTCATATGACCCTTCGGGGCCGTTGCGCTCGGGGAGTCGCGTCCATGCTGCGCTTGAAGTGTTCTACGGCCCCGAACCTGAGGGGACCCTTGACGCTCTCAAGGTTGCACAGGATGCCGACTGGCAGGCGTATCTGAACAACTGCGCGGGACTCGACGTCTATCCGGACGTCGAGGTGTCGAGGGCGTTCGACAAGGATTGCGAACTCGAAAGGGCGATGCTGGAAGGTTACGCCGACTGGATCGCCGAGTCCGGTGTTGACGCCGGACTGGAGTTCGTCGCTATCGAGGAGATCGTCTCGGTTCGCGGTTCGGAATTCGCACCAGAGATCGTGGAGCGGTTCGGTGAGTTCGAAGTCGTCGGTAAGCTTGACGCTCGTGTGCTGCGCCTCATGGACGGCGCTCGAAAGTTCGTCGACCACAAGACCGCTGCCAGCCTCACCACGGCGCTCAAGACATTGCACATGAACCCGCAGATGCTCCACTATGCGTGGCTTGAACGCCAGACGCAGCCCGAGGGCACGTGGAGCGACGGAGCGCTGTACAACGTTCTCAAGAAAGTCAAGCGCGGCAAGCAGGCGAAACCGCCGTTCTATGACCGATTCGAAGTGAACCACAACGACGACCAGATCACCACCTACGAGTTGCACATGAAGCGGAAGATCACAAAGATCTTCGAGCTTGAGGCGTTGCTCGCAAGCGCCCAGCTTGCGGGAGCCTCGGTCGAAGAACAGGCGCACATCGCCGAACCGAGTCCGGACGACACCTGTAGCTGGAAGTGCCAGTTCTTCACGCTGTGCCCGCTCTACGACGACGGGTCACGAGCCGAAGACATGGTACGCGAGGAGTTCGCCGAGCGTGACCCGCTGGCCCGCTACGCCTCATGATATAATTCAGACCTAGACAAAGAGGAAGGACAAGATGACCAAAGACAGAAACCCGCGCCATAACGCGACGTTCCTGGTGTACGCCGAAACCAAGCGAGGCAAGTCGACGCTCGGGGCGAGCTGCCCCGGGCCGGTACTCGCGCTCGACGCCGAAGGCAGTTGGAACGCGTTCGAGGGGCGAAAGAACCCCAACAACCCGAACCAGCCTTACCGAGTCGTATGGTGGGATCCGAAAGAAGCGCCGCCAAAAGCGGACGGAACCTGGGATATCTGCGTGGTCGATGTGCTCCGATGGGAAACCGTTGAGCAGGTTATCCAGTGGACTATCCAGCCCGACCACCCGTTTCAGTCGATCGTGGTCGACTCCGTGACGCAACTCCAGAAACGGTGCAAGGAAGCGTTGCCCGGTTTCCAGTCAGGGAACCAGCAATATTCTGACTGGGGCCAGCTCTTGACCCGCATGTCAGAGAAGATCCAGCGGTTCCGCGACATGGTGAAGGACGTACGCAACCCCTTCAGGGTCGCGCTGTTCACCGCCGAAGGCAAGCCCCGCACCGTTGACGGGAAGTACGTCCCCAACATGGAAGGCGCACTGCGAGACGGTATCGCCTATTGGATGAACACCACGGCATGTCTTACCGTCAAGCAGCTGCCGAACGCCGATGGCATCATTGCCGCCGACAGCCCGTTGATTCGGTCGTTGACCGTGAAGCCTGCACCGAACCTCATCACCGGTTCGCACTTCGAAGACCGGTTCAAATCCAATACCGTCGAAAACCCCAACATCACGCAGATGATGGGCCAGATCTTCCCCGGTTTCGTGCCGGAGTAACCGAAAGGACTACACACCATGGCGGACATGAGCTGGGATGCCCTCGTTGCCGAAGCTGGCGATGAGTACAACCTGCCCCCGGAGGGGGAGTACCAGGCGATCATTGAAGGCGCTGAGGCTTCGGTGTCGAAGGTGAAGGAGAACGGCAAGGGCGGTAACCCCATGGTTGTCGTCTCCCTCAAGATCTCCGAAGGACCCCACCACGGGAAGGGGCCCAAGAAGCACTACGTCACGAAGTCTGCCGCTGCCGCTGGGCTGTTCCTCGGGAACATGAAGGCGATCGGTGTCACCGCTGACGACCTCAAGAAGTTCAACCCGACCATGGCGCAAATTGCTGCGTACATGATCGGCAAGCGCGTCACGATCAAGATCAAGTACGACAAGTACAACGGCAACGACCAGGCAGTCGTTGACTACACGATGAAACCCCCGCGTGACGGTGCCACCGCATGCGAGGGATTCCCCTCGATCGCCGAGGCTCCGGTTGGTGCCGCTGCAGGTGGCAGCACGATTGACCCCGGTTTCTAGAACACCCAAGGGGCTCCCAACCGGGAGCCCCTTTCACTCTTTGGAGGTACAACATGTGGATTGCGACAAACCGCCAGAAAAAGAACGCTTTCGCGAAGCGAGCGGACATGAAGCGGAAGGCGGAAGAACCGCCAGCCAAGCCTGCGCCGGTCGCGACACCGACTCCGGTTGCTGGTCCGAAACCTGATCTTGAGGCGATGAAGGCTGCGGCTGCGGAAGCGGCTGCGCTGGTTCACGCGAACACTCCGGCCGATGATCTCACTGAACGGCTTCAAGGTGCGGGGACTCTCGAGGTTCCCGATTCGCTGATGGTTGACGGAATCGAAGAGCACACCGAAGCGCTTGACGCGATCGTTTCCGAAGCGGTTGCGGAACCTGAACAGGTCAGACGCGGCCGTCCGATGTCTGCCGCTGTTGCGAAGCGAAACGCCTCGATTCTCCAACTGCTCGCTGAGAATCCCGAAGGCCTGTCACGAGCCCAGCTTGCCGAAGAGGTCAAGGAGAAAGAGGCGAACGTGTACACCTCGCTGCGTCGCCTCCAGAGTGACGGCAAGGTTCGCGTGGAGAACACCGAAGGCACCAAGTATCTGTGGTACCTGGCCTGATCTGCGAAAACATTCAGGGGGTACCCCGGTGTTGACAGCATCGGGGGCACCTGATATTGTTCTCTTATCAGCAAGATGAAGACCAAGACAAAGGATGAATGACATGAACACCACGATCACCGCTTACGCCAAATTCGCCAAACTCGTTCGCCAGGGTGCGACCGATTACCAGGTCGTTGATGCCGCTGCAAGTGTCGGCAAGAAATACCCCGTGGTGATCGGGCACGTCAATGTCATCCGAGGATTCGGCTACTTCACCGGTGACCGGTACTCCGCCATGAATGGTGTTGAGGCGATCATCGCGCCGTCTTACCCCATGGAAGATGGGGGCAAGATGACCGGCGATCTTGTCGGCGCAGTGCAGTATGCACTCAAGCACGGCCTGAAGAACGGTCGCGACGACCGGAGCTAGGCGGAGTGCGGGGCCTTCGGGCCCCGCAACCCATGAACTGTTACAACGATCAAAGGATGTACATGCGAAACTCAGTCAAGATTGCCCTTGCGGCCACCGCTGCGGCTGCGATGCTCACAGGCTGTACCGCCGAAGCTGACACCGTGTCAGAGAACCTGTCCAAGGAAGCCGACAGCTTTCAGGTGCTTCGGCGCGTCGTGTTCTTCAACGGGATCACGGACACGTATCTGCTCAGCCTAGAAGGTTTCTGTTCCATCACGGACGAGGGCAACCAGCTCGAAGTTACGTGCAAGGTCGGCGAAGACGTCTACGAAAAGCACTTCCTCGGTCTGTCCGACAACGTGTCATACTTTGCCGAACAGCTTGACCCGATGAGCGTCGACCCGTACCACTACACGGTGATCTTCCGACCCGAAACCATCGTTCCGGACATCGATTTGCAGACGTCCGGCGAAGACAAGTAAGGAGCATCAAGCATGACCAAGCCGACAACCCCGAAAAGCCCCGACAAGGAGAACGAACTCACCAAAGCTGTCATGCCTCATTTGGAGGTTCTCGCGGCTGACGCTGCCAAGCGCACCAGCAAGGCGGAAAAGAAGGGCAAGCTGTAAGATCAAGTCCGGACTTCGGTTCGGCACATGTACCCATGGCCCAACTGGTAGGGCAACGGTCTCCAAAACCGGAGGTTCCAGGTTCGAATCCTGGTGGGTATGCAAAGGGGGTCGCCCATCCTCTTCAAGGCTTAACCAGCCAACAGGGCAACGTTCACGGGAAGTCATGAGCCGGTGAACTGGTAAAACCCGGGTGGTTCCGGGCGCGTGTAACACGTAGGTGAGAGAACGTTAGTAGTGGACCAAGGTAGCCTCACAGGCAGACCGGGGGACGAACGCCAGTATCAGGCCGGGTGCAACTCCCGGGCACGCACGGTGTGTTTAGTCCGTACACCATTAGGTACCACGCGCATACTGCCTTGCGCAACGGACTCGGGTTCGGTTGGGTAGCTCCCGACGCGAGTACAAAGGCTGCGGATGGCACCGTGGTCGCACTTCTAGCTCAGTTGGTAGAGCAACCGTGTAACAGCGGAAGGTGCGGGGTTCGAATCCCTGGGAGTGCACGAGTCTGCTAGGCACATGAGGACCATGCTTATGGAGGGCATATCATCAGCGCTTAGCAGACACAAGGGACCCTAGCTCAACTGGAAGAGCAGCGGACGCGCCTAGGTGCAAACCGTATGTGAAGGTTCGAGTCCTTCGGGTTCCCCGAGAGTCATGGTTTATACTCTTTCAAAACTTCAACCCGACCGTCCTGCGAAAGCCCCGGTCGTATGAAAGCGGGTCCTCTCTTGAGGGCCCGCTTTCTTTCGTGCTATGGTGGGAGTCCCCCAAGATGAAGGACTCATGATGAACGATTTCACGTCAACACCGTCAGGCGCGCTCATGAGCGCGTGCGCACTCGGTGCGCTCATGCTCGCGCTCATCATCTGGCGCACGTCGCAGGGTGCGCGCGCACGCGCATCGGAACGCGCACGCGCATGGGCTGAACTCAAGCGCCCCGATTGGGAGGCGCGCGCGAAGCGCAAGGCAGACGCGCGCGCATCAGGTGCGCGCGCGGACGCGCGCTTGCGCATCACGCTCATGAGCGCGGTTGCGCTCGTTGCGCTCGCAGCCACGAACCTGAGCGCGCACGCCACGATTACCGCAATCCAGCGCATCGGCCTCACCTCGATCGACGCCGCGATCTCCGCTGTGATCGTCTTCGAAGCGTGGCTTGCGATCCTCGGTGCGCTTTCCCTGCGCCATATGACCAGGGGCGAAGGCTTCAACCGGTACGAAGCCGGTGTGTGGTCCATGGCTTCCCTGATGGGGGTTATCGCATGGTGGGGTGGGGATAGCCCCATCTTCGCGCTGTGGCCGCTGCTGGCTGCGGTTGCTTGGCACGTGGTCATCACCTTCGGACGTCCTCACAAGCCTTCGGCTCTGGTCGTCTGGTGGCGTATGAAGCGCGGTAAGGCTACCTCGCAAGACGCGAGTGCAGTGCTCACCGAACGACTTATCACGCTCATTGTCAACTGCGCGTACGCTGCCAACGTCGGACCCAAGCTCACGCGCGGTTTCTACGCACGCGCGTACGATCGCGCATGGGCGCGCGCGGATGCGCTCGGCATCCTCACTCCCGAGGTGCGCGCGCGCATTCAGACGCGCATCGCCGCGCGCTATGTCGGCGCGCGCGCACTCGCTCCCGAAGCGGTTGCGCACATGAACCCTTGGAACGAGCGCGCACCGATGAGCGCGCGCACTCACGCGCGCACTGTGCGCCCGGTGAGCGCGCCTCCTGCGCGCGCACTCGAAGCGATCGCGCATGTTCCCGACGACGCGCGCGCACTCACCGAGGAGGCGCACGTGCCTGCTCCTGCCGTGAGCGCGCACGATAGCGAAGCTGTAATCGCTGCTATCGCCGCGCAGCCTGAAAAGGTGGTTCCGGTGAAGGTCAAGGATTGGATGCAGAAATTCGTGGAGCTGAACAACGAGCTGCCGAACCGCAACGAGTTGGCTGCGGCTATGCAGAAATCCCCCGGACACGCTGGCAAGTGGCTCACCCCGGTGCGCAAGGCGCTCGGGTATTAGTTGAACAGCACCCGGCACACCTGTGGAACAGGTGTGCCGGGTCGGCACACACCGGCACACCGCAATAACGGCTTGACCTGCGAAAACGTTGCTTGGCACACTGGCACAGTGTGCCGAGAGCACCGCTCTCTGAACGTTTTCGCAGGTCACCCCGACCACCGGCACAACCCGCCTACTGTGCCGTGCCGGGTCGGTGTATAATTAATTCAGACCAACGATCGAGACGAAAGGACAAAGATCATGAATGGTGATGAAATCAGCAATACGATCAATAATGGGACCGTCGAGTGGTCAGGAGCGGGTATTACTGCCCTCGTCCTGTTCATCGCCGCGTGGGTCCTGAACAAGTGGGGTCGTGAGCAGGAATGGACACCCGTGGTAGTTATGGTGCTGTCCGTGCTGGGATCGTTCGTTTTCCACGCTTCCCAGTGGTCCGCCAGCATCGGCGCGGGTATGGCGTCGTGGATGTCTGACAACAATTGGCCTGCCACGCTCGTTATGGGCATCGCCTTCGGTGTCTCCATGTTCGTCATCATCGCAGACCTCAAAGCGGACCCCCGCGTGAACGGATGGGCAGTGACCATGCTATTCGTCGCGCCGATCACGGCGCACGGTACGTCCGGTTGGATCGGTGCCATTGTGAATTTCGGTTACGAGTCGTTGACCGCGCTCGCGCTCGGGCTCGTCACGAACGCGTTTGGGCACTGACATGGAAACGGTTCTGTGGTTCATCGGAGCGGCTATCGTCGTCGGCGTGATGTCACACGCCATTGACCTGTTGCCCATCCGCGTGGTTCAGTTTCTGCTGGTTATCAGCGCATGTTTCCTTATCTGGGTGACTGGCGCGTGGGAATGGATTCTTCGTGTCTTCTCTTACTGACGATCAGAACGAACCGCGCGCACTCACGCGCGTTGCGCGCACCTCGTGGGGTTACACCCTGCGGGGTGCGCGCGTACTTGCAGACGATGCGCGCGCGTGGACGCGCGCGGAAGGCATCGAGGTGCACATCCGCGAGCAGGATGCGCGCGCGCTCAGCGCGCAGCAACAACGAGCGATGCGCGCGCAATCGAACCGACGCGGGAAGCGCACGCAGAGCACGCATCCTACACGCGCACGCGCGATCACCGACATTGAAGTGAATGCGCGCGCATTCGGAATGCGCGCATTCCGGTGCGCGTGCGCGATCGCAGTTCCGATCGCTGCGTGCGTGCTCCCCCCATGGGCGCTCGTCGAAGGCAACCCTGAGGCGATGCTCATCTGGCCTGCCGCGTACGGGTACCTCGCGTGGCTTGGTTGGACGCATCGTGAAGACGAGCCGGTTCCTTCGGTAACCACGTTGCCTCCAGTTGAGAAAAAGACGCGGCTGTTCTCACGGAACCGACCGGAAGCGGGCCTCAAGCCAACAGCACAGGAATCGGCGATCATCGACCGAATTCACACCTGGGAGGCCAACGCCGCCGATCGCAAGCTTCATGAGGTGTTCCCCGGCTCGCCGATCATCGATGAGTCCGGCATCTTGATTCCTATGGAGTTCGCAGGGTTGTGGACGCCTGCGAAGCTGGATAACCAGGTCGACCAACTGAGAGCACTGCTCTCGGTTCCCGATGAGGTCAAGACGCAAGTGAGGCCGGGTGGCACCGCTGATCGTGCTGTCCTGCGTATCCGCACCCGCGTGCGAGACCTTGACCTCACCTGGTCACCGGAGCGCAAGGGGCTTGGTCTCAACGCCGATACGGGCGAAGTCGTCTACATCGACATTACTGATCGCATCCTTGTTGCGGGAATGTCCGGAGCGGGGAAGTCGGTAGCGCTTCGGGTGCTCATGGCTGCTGTACTCGATCTGCTCAACACGGCGCTGGTGATTCTTGACCTCAAGGTGGAAGGTGCCCTGTGGTCACACGTTGCGCGCGTCGAATCTGAGGCGGACGGTATCCAGTCGGTAGTTGATGATCTGGTTACCGAGATGCGCGAGCGTGAAACGATCATGCGCACCGAAAGCCTTGACATGTGGGAACCCACCCCCGAGCGTCCTCGTATCGTCGTGGTCGTCGATGAAGGTGCGGAGCTCATGACCGAGGTCGAAGGCGCGGTTACCGGTCTGCGCTCGCTCGCACGCCGTGCACGCTCGGCACAGATCATCTTGTGGTGGGCCACGCAGAAACCCACGGTGACCGGAGCTGGCAAAGGACTGGACTCCGCTATTTCTGCTCAGCTCACCTCACAAGTGTGCATGGCTGTGTCCTCTCCTACTGAGGCGCGCAACGTCTTGGGAGAGGACGCCACCGCCAAGGGTTGGCATGCGGAAGATCTGCTCAAGGGCGGATGGTCGATGGTTCGCGTTCAGGGCGAAGACAGGACTCCGGACCCTACCCGCGTCTGGCACATGACCAAGGAAGACGTGAAGGCGATCGAACCGCGTTCACCATGGCGTCGCGCTAAGACGCTTTCGCCGGTCGCTGCAAAGGATGCGCTCGTTGTCGCACTCGAACTGTCCGAAGGGCTGCAAGGCGTGTCAACGGCGCGTCTTGCTATCGCACTCGGCGTTGCTGACACTGAGGTGCACGCACGCATGCGCATCCACGGTGTCGAGGTGGAACCGAACGCATTCGCGATGGGGAACGGCGAAAAGGCTCGGGGATACCGCAGGGATAAACTTGAGGCAGCGTTCAACGGGAGGAATGATCGATGAAACTTGACTGGCAGAAAGACGACAAGGGATCGCACCGGCACGTGGCGGAAAGCTTCCAGTTCCGGTACATCATGATCTCTCCGAAGCGTGGGCGTGTGCATCTGCGGGTACAGCATCTCGACGATGACCCGGTATCGGCGAAACCCATCGATGAGCGTGCATGTACCTCTCGCAGGCAAGCCGAACGGATCGCTCAGCGATTCGAGGACAACGGCAACGCGCGCAGGCTTCGCTAGTTTCCGGGGCACTCGCAAGAAACCGCCAGCCACGTAACGGGGATGTGGTTCCACGCTTCCCCATTGGTTTCACCGACGCGGTACACGTGGATACTAAATCCGATGTTGCCGATGAGGATCGCGCGGGCGTCCCACCCTTTCGTCATTGCTCCCTGTGTAGCTATGTTCACGAACACCGAAGGCGGGTAGTTGGGACCGCCCTCAAGTTGTTTGCCGTACATGGTCAGCTGGTTGTGGTACTCGGTGTCGCTGGGGAAGGATACCGTTGCTGTACCGGTACACAGGGGCAATGATGCACTGTTGATTTGTTTGCTTAGAGCGTCGAGACGATTGCTGTTGCCGCGAATGAGTTTGTGGTGACGGAACAGCTCTTTTCGGGTACGTGTGATGATCTCTTCGATTGATGCCATGAGCACAGCCTAACAGCAGGATCCTCTTGCATGGTCCTACTGTTTGCTGTTACGATAAGTGATTATACAAAGACGAGAGGATCACACGATGAATGCTTACAGGTTCAAAATTGAACTATTTGCTTGGGCCATGAAGACCATGCTCTGCGTTCTCACCGTATTGGTGACGGGATGCGTGTTCTTCCAGTCCGCAACCGGATTCTGGTCGTATCCAGTGTCCATGCGCATCGTCGCAGAACATCACGGAATTATCCCCGCCGTGTTGGTCGTCGGTACTGTGATGCTCTGGCTGTTGTACTGGAAGATCTTCCGAACCTGCCGAAGCCGAAAGGCGTACCAAGAAAGACACTAAGGGGACAACTTGACACAGTATGGTGACAAACTGTCGGGGGCTCCCAGCGAAAGCAGGGAGCCCCAGCCTGATTGGCGTACTAAGGCTGCATGCCGAGGGTATGCGGCGAGCATTGATCCTTGGGATGCCGATCCGAAAGACGGTACCGTCAACGCAACAGCTGCTGCATTCTGCAAGCATTGCCCGGTTCGGCGAGAATGCCTCCTCGAAGGACTCCGCAGTGACGAGATGAACGGCGGTTTCGCTTACGGCGTGTGGGGTGGGCTCTCACCGAAGGAACGCCGCGCCTTGATTCGATTGCGATACCGAGCGGCGTGCCCCGTGTGCAAGGGCAACCTGGTGATCACTGCCGAAGGTGAGGAATGGCAGGTCTGCGCGAGCTGCGCCGTGACATGGCGTTGCCGAAAGCGTCAACCCGTCACCGAGGAGATTACGCCCGGTACGTCGCAACCCATCTGACAGGAATGCTCACCCAGGTGTTGGTGTTCACCTGATTCTGAAAGACGAACATGGTGAATCCAGTCGTTGTGGCGTTGGTGCCACGTGAGCCCCATCGGGCCGTTTCGCCTGCTACCGAGTCGATGTTGGTAGTGATATGAGGAGGCGCAGGAAAGGTGAAACCGAAGTTGACGTTAGCGGTTGTGGAACTCAGCGACGTGAACGACATGTTCAACGTTCCGGTGCGAGTCCAGTTAGTCAAGTTCGTGATGTTCGTAGCGCCTGCGGTGATATCATTTTGAATATCTACGATGTCCGCATTGATGGCAGTGATGTCATCTTCAACAGCGTCGACACGACCAGACACCGTGTTCAGTGCAGCATCGACTTGCACAGCCAGAATCGGCGAACCACCCCCGGGACCTCCCGTGAGCGTGATACCCGGAAGCGAGGAAGGCGATTCGTATTCCAAGCCCCAAGTGGTGGTAACAGGCATCGTGCCCCTCCCTAGATGAAGACTTCCACGACGACCAGGCCACCGCTTCCAGCGCCGCCGGTGCGGATATCGGCCTCAGACACGTCGTTCATCGCTCCCGAACCACCCCCGCCGAAGTTGCGCGCAGCGAAGCCGTTCGCGCCGCCGACCGTATCAGAGCTGGTACGGCCACCCCCGTTGAAGAACGAACTGCCCCCCGCAGGCGATTCCGTTGCCGTAGCGAAGCTTTCGCTACGTGCGTTGCCGCCGTCGCCACCGGGGATGATGAGTTGGCCGGTTCCGGTTGTGGCACCGGTACCGCCAGCAACGCCATTCTGTCCGGCCGTGGTGTTGGTGCTTCCCGGATTACCGCCGTTGCCGCTCACGAGAGCACCGAATGACGTGGTGCCACCTCCGGTGCCGCCGACCCCAACGCCGCCAGCGCCGCCGGTGCCCACGGTGACGTTCACCGAAGCGCCGATTGCAGCACTGAGAAGGAAGCTCTCCGCGTAACAGCCACCGCCTCCCCCCGAACCCAAGGAGATCTGAGCGGCGTTGGTGACAGCCGCGCCACCACCACCTGCTCCTGCGCCAACGAGGCGAACCCGAGCGGCCTTGAAACCGTCATAGCTTGCTTTGGTGAAGGCCGTGACGCTGCCAGGGACGTCATAATAGAGTGTCGTGAAGAGCCGGTATCCCGTGGTCTCGATAGCGGTAAGTCGAGACTCGAAGGACGCGAGAACCGCCTCAACGGCTTCCGCCAGAATCGGTGACGACCCGTCCGAGTCACCGGTCAAGGTGATACCAGGCTTGGATTGGGGTGTTTCGAACGGGAGCGAGTAAATCGGTGTTTCAGGCATTATTGCACCCCAACAAAGATAACGGTAGATTCGCGCGTGGCGATCTTGACGGGACTCTCGACGTTCAGCGGAATCGTTGCACGCTCCACGATATGCAGCTCGCGGTTCCCGTTGTTGTACGTCACCCGCAGGACATCGTACGGACGAACGGCAGGATTGGGGACCGCTGACAGACCAACGTCGTATGGAGCGCCGAGTGACTGACGTAGGAGGTTCCGGGCGGCGTTAGCCGCCTGCGTCTGCGTCGTGATGAACGGCGATGAGTAGAAGCGCGGTACTCGCCCGAAGGGGCCGTCAAAGAACGTCGGGCTCGATTGCTGGGCGTCGAAGGCGACGGCGCGAACGGGTGTGATCTCGTCTGCGCCTTCACCCGTGACGACTACGGCGTTATACACGCCTTCGCGTGACAGGGATCGGTCCGCTTGGACCATGGCGCCACCGGGGCCTGCCTTGACCGACCACGTCACGTCGTCTTCATCGGGGATGGTTCGGAACACAAGCTGCCCCAGCTCATCCCAGTAGACGACCTTCCCGAGTCCTTCTGCCAAGGTCAGCAGCAACTCATAGCGCGATTCCTCAACGATGAGCGATCGCCCGATCGTAGACAGATCCGAATCATCATCGAACACGATCACCGCGTCGTCATAGACCGTGTGGACCGTGTCGCTGACGATCTCACCTACTGTGGTTCCCGTGATCCACTGCCGTGGTTGCAGAAACCGGGAATCGATGATGGTAGCCATACGGTCGTCAAGAGTGAGCTTGAGGGGGCCTTTGGCAGCGTCATTCTGGGAGATTTCCGAGATGCGGAAGTATCCAAGGGGCGCCCAGAGAATACCGTTCGCGCCTCGGTCGATTCCACGAGAGAGGAACACCTCAGCACCGTACGGGGCGAGGGAGAGGTTCTGTGAAGTCGGCCAGTTGCCTACCAATTCGACAGAACCAGACGCCCTGATGTCCGCTGTGGCATCGAACTCAATAGATCCGTTCAGAATTGGCAGTTCGATACCGGTAGGATCGGCTCCGGTCTGGAAACCATCCACAGCAGTGCACTGAAACCGAGCCATATGTGAGCCTGATACCAAGGAAGCGAAATCGGCAGCGGTAACCATCAGGATTGCCGCCCCTCGAACCGACGCACCATGAAGCGAGAGAATCCTCCGCCGGTATTTCGGCCCTCAAGCGTGAAGGTCACGACGTCACCAGGATTCACGGTGGCACCCCAGCCAGGGATGTCAATATCACCCGAGGCAGAACCCGAGCCGGTGAACAGGACAGTACCGTTCGCGAGTAGACGCCAATCGGTGACGCCGGTCGCGCTCACGCCGATGTCATACGAAACCTTGGGATGCCACACATGTGGCCTGCCTTCGTAGACGGCGACATACGACGCCGAAGTAGTGGCAGGTACGAAAACAGTTCCATTGATTTCTGCATTGGTGGTTGGCGCCATGTGGTAGTACAGATACGGCCTGGCGAGCCCCGCACCTGATAGGGCATCGTTTGAAAAGATGCCGTTACCTGCGCTATCGCGGATTTGGATAACGTTGGTATTGAAGATTTCTAGCGCGCGAGTAGAGTCTTCATCTCCGTAATACAGGACAGTAAACGGTTCGCCGTCCGTGTCCCGGCCGAAGTATACCTGATCATACTCGTTGATGTAGGTAAGGAAACGGACCTGCCCAAGGTAGAACGTCAGGTCAGAGATGAACTCACCAGGGTTGGACAGTTTTCCGAGAATCCACCATGTTCCCACGCCTTTTGCGTTTTCGGGAGCCCACCCGAGCATCCCCACCACGTCACCAACTTTGAGTGCAAGCGGGTTCACACCCTCTACCATGGGGATATCAGTAAGGGTGATACCGCGCCATTCAATCGTGTTGTGCAACCGCTCATGGTCCCATGACAGAATGATGCCCTGTGAGAACTGGACACCCTTGGAAGGCGCAGGCGTCAGCAATGCTGCCAGGTCGTTGTTCGCTCTATCAGTCACCGTGTCACCCTATTCGAAATCTTCAATGTCACCCTGTGTAAGCCACAGTTCTTGCCAGGTGAGCCACTGAGCCCACACGTCTTCCCAGGTGCCGTCTTCGCCGAGGAGTGCCCAGAGCATCGTCCACGTGATCGTTGTGGGCAGGATGTTCTCAGTGTCCATCGCCGCTACTTCGGTGAAGGCTACCTGCCACACCCACAGCGGTTGCCCACGCATAGAGTGCGGTTTCACGGAAGTCGTGCTGACCACGTACCCGCTGGGAAGCCCCGAGTAGTCGATGGGGCAGTCTTCCACGGCGTCCCCCGGTGGCTGCAAGAGCAGCACGCCGCCGTAAGTCAGCAGGCCGAGAACAGCAATATTCGCCTCTGCGGATCGTGTGACAAAGGTGAGCCCGAACGAGCCGGAAGAGCCAACGTCGGTGACCGCGAGGATGTGGTGACGCCCTTTGACGTCGTACAATCCCACGCGTGAGTCGTACCCGATCGCATCCCAGTCGGTGCACTCGATTTGCCAGTTGAACAGAGGATAAGCTACCGACTTCAACCACACCTCGGTCTGAACCGGGGTGATGTCCGCTGTTGCGGCCACAAGCTCGGGGATGGCATGGACCTCGATAGGTCCGTACCACTGCTCATAGGCCGCGCCACCATCTTTACGTGCGCGGATATGCACGTTCGATCCTGCGACAAGATCAGGATCGGTAACGAACAACTGCCAGTCTCGGGGTTCGTCGCTGCCCGTAGGCCATGCCTTGCACATGAGGGAAGAACCCAGGACACGGAACTTGGCGTACCATGGGATGTTCGCGGTCCACTCACCCAACCGGAGCGTACTGGTCAAACCGGTGAACACGCCAGCGACGCGTTTACCGAGCTGGATACGAACATCACGGCCGTCAACGGCGTTTTCGAAGATCAACTGACATTCGTAGTAGTTGTTCTCATCTGCGGATCGCAAGCCCATGTTGTAGTTGGTCTGTACGTCCAATGCAGGATCGGGCTGGACTGCTGACCACGTTGCTTCCGCGTCAACCGCACTCGGATCGGTTGGAGCATTCTGTTCGAGAATATCGCTGGCGGGGGTAGCGTCTTCGATGATGCCCACGCCGTTGTCAACACGCGCGGTAGCACCAGGATCGACGTCGAAGGCCGTATACACCTGACCGGTATCCGCAGTACCCCACGTGGTAGCAGGTGCTGTGACGCGGTTGAACGAGTCGTAGAAAGCAGGGGTAACGAGCCGGTAGTGGTTGACGACGTTGGGGGTGTACTCGTAATCATCGACGATCGTCACGCCCAGCGTGGAGACATTCCCGCCTCCGCGCACATCGACCCACACGGGTTCGGCATCGGTAGACCGCTGCAAGGTGTAGCTGACGTTAGCCACCAACGCACCAGCGGTGAGTCGGACGCGTCCGAGGTCGTCAAGATAGGTAGCGCTCAGAGTCACCATTTAGAAACGCCTTCCTGTTCCCGCTCGCGCGCGTCGCAAGGTTTCCTGGTTCATACCGTTCTGTTGTTCCACAACAATATCAGTCAACTCACGCTCACCGATCTTCACCACGAAGTAGTTGTCTCCACTCCGACCAGCGGCGTTGATTGTTTCCTCACCCGATCCGGCGTTTCCTTGGTTCATCACACCTGCTCTGCTGAGAGCAGACGCAAGTAGGCTGTCCACTCGGGGGTCACCTAGGGGAAGCACCGCTTCACTGCGTCCACCTTCACCAATCATCGCAAGGGTAGGCCCAGTGGCGAGACCCCCATTCGCAAGATAGGGGATGTTGGGAGTACTGATCGTGCCGCCACCCACCGTACCGAAGCCAGGGATGTCAACGGAGGGGATGGAGAAAGACAGGTTGTTCCACCCACGAATCACGGTGTTGATCGCTGACTTGAAACCGTCTGCGAGCGGCGAGAACATGTCGCTCAGCGCACCGCTGATCTTGCCCGGAATGCCCTTCATGAAACTGACGAAACTGTTCCACCCACTTTCGATGCCATCGATAACATTGCCGATATTGTCCTTTAGGGCGTCGAATCCCCGCTTAAACGGCTGAATGGTGTTTCTGTCGATAAAGTCCCAACCAGCCTTGAGGGCATCTTGCAGGAACTCGAAAATCACGACCATGGCATCAATACCGGCCGAAAACTGATTCTTTAGCCACTCGAAGAGGACGCCGAGTCCTTCCCAGGCGCGCGTGAAGTGTTCAACGAGTCCCGTGATGGCTGCGGTAAGGAGCACGCTCAGCACGTCTGCAAGGAACTCGATAGCCGGAACTAGGATCGGAACGATGATCGTGTCAACAACCCATAGCAGAATGTCACCAAGTACTTGGATGATCGGCGCAAGAACGGTGCCGATGATCTCCGCGACCAACCCGAGGATTTCAAAGAGCGGCGTCAGCGCTTCGATGACAGGACTCAATGCCTCAAGGAGCACCGTCAGAATTGGTGCAATAGCTGACAAAGCAACAGCTACTACCTCAAGTACGACACCGAGCGCGCCGCCGAGTAGCTCGGCCAGCAACTCAATCCAAGGCATTAGGGCCGTAATCGCTTCAACAAGGAAGCCACCAAGCAATGTGATGATTTCGGTCAAAGGGGCGATCAGAGGCTGAATCGCCGTTGCGATAACGCCGAGGATCGGCGCTAGCGCGCCAAGAACCGAGCCCACCAGCTGCGATAGGGGGCCGAGGAGAGGTGACACCGCGCTGAGAATGCTCGATAGCCCGCTGAAAATCGGCGGGATCGCGGGGGCAATATTTGAGAGAACCGTAGCGAACGCGTCACCGACAGTGTTTAGCGCCTCGAAAATCGAGATGAGCGCCGCTTGCCCCTGCGCTGACGCCAAGAAGTCATCGAATACTTGCAGTGCCTGCCCGAACACGCCGAGGATGTTGCCGCCCGTTGATTGCGCTGCCGCGCCGATAGACCCCAGGATGCCCGCGATAGGCGACAAGATGTTCTGAATCGCTTGAAACACCGCAAGTGCGTCATTGACCCACTGGACTGCCTGTCCACTGGCCGCTGCCTGTTCCAGGAAAGCGGCAAACTGTGTGATCAGGTCTGCGAGTCCGGCCCCCGCGTTCTCTCCGAACGCCTCGTTGATCGCCGTTCCCACGCTCAGCAATGAGCTGAACAGCGCCGTCAACGGCTCTTGCAGCTGGGCGAGAATAGCCGCCATGATTTCGAAACTCTGCGTGACGAACGTGACGCCTTCGGCAGAAGTCGCTACACCTGCAAGCCCTACGATGATGCCATTGATCTCGGCGGCTACGGCGGTCATGCCGGTAGTTACAGGGCCGATGAGGGTTTCGGCCAGTGCGTTAAGAACGTCGTCAAAATCCTGGAAGAACGCACCTTGTACCGAATTGCGTAGTTCTTCCAGGGCAGGCATCATATCTCGGATCGCCTGTGCGGCTTCCTGAACAGGAGGCGCTAGCCCTTCCATCGCCTCTTCGAACTCCGCAGCGCTCCCTGTCGCAGCGACTTCGAAGGCTTCCCCTACGCCCAGTGTCGCTACACTGAGCGTCGTCATGCCAGCGGCGAGTACACCGATACCGGAGGGAAGGGCTGCAATGATACCAACGGCAGGAGCGAGCGCGGCTGCGAACTGAACAGCGGATGCCGTAGCCGAAGCGAGAGCAAGACCAAGCGCCGCGAAAGCGGGAACGGGAAGGCGAATGTCAACGATTGAGGACAGCGCCTCATTCATGCCGTCGCCGAAACCGCTACCGAAAGCACGACCGGTGTTTCTGCCCCCGCCGCCGCCTTCGTCTACGAACCTGCCGAACTGGTCGCGCAGGCGTCCGTTAACGTCACGCTTGAGTCCGTCTTCCAGTCCTTCGCCGATGCCCTCGCTGAGTGTTTCCCCGATGACTTGGCCGCTAGCTCTTGCGGCGCTGACAAACCTGCCTTGAGCATCTACAATCCTGCCTGCGGCATTCCGCCGCAGACCTTCACCGAGTGCTTCACCAGCGTTGTCACTGATGGCATTGCCGACCGTTTCACCAATTTTCGCGCCTTCGCGCGCCATGGTCTTTTCGGCGGCTGTGACGCCGGAGGTGAGGTTGTTGGTAACAGCTTTTGACGCCGCTCTTGAGGCACGTTGTATCTGGCTGATGTCAAGATCAGCCGTGATCTCAACAAACGCCTCATCAAGCGGACCCGCCATTACCGCACCTCAACCCCCGTTAACCTGCGCACACAGTGTACCGCTTATTTCCCGCGTTTCTTACCGCTCACTCCCGGTGCCGTAAGCGTGGCGAATGCGGCCTTCGAATTGAAGGTGTTCGTCTTGTCGTCGCCGTACCACGACGGTTTCGGCGGACGCCTGCGTTCCGGTTTCGCGTCCTTCGGTGTTGCGATCGCCTGAACGATGACAGGTTTCGCTTTCTTCATGTTCCACTCCGCTACCTGTTCGGCGATAGCCGCATCGAACTTGTCTTTGTCCTCGGTTGAGGCGTTGCGGGTGGCAAAGTAGTACACCAGGTTGAGCCACCGATCCCAGCGCATGTCCTCATGGTCGATACCACGGGAAGCGCACCAACCGTCGAAAGTCGGCCACACTCTATCGCTGAGAACCAGATCAGTGAGCGCTAGGACTTCGGGGTACTGTCTTTTCCCAGGGCTTCCCCAAAGATCCATTCGATGATCTCGTTGAACGTCTGGATATCGATGGGCCCGTACTCGCCCCAGAATCGTTTTTCGAATCGAGCGAATGACTCGTCTTCGAAGATCTGCCCAAGTTCTTTCATGAGCACGGTTCCCGCGTTACTGTCAGGGTCACCCATGGCGGCGTCCATCTTGCCCTTGAGGGACGAGACGTTGAACATCTGGCCAGCGGAAACGTTCGGTTTGAGGTAGAATACTTCATCATCGACGTCGAAGTCGATACGGTCTTTGCGGGTGGTAAAGCTCTTACGAGTCATGCTGTCACCTGTCTAAGAGAACTGCGCGAAGCCTTCCCGAAGTCCGTCAACAAGGAACGGGTTGGCTTCCATGTACCGAGTACCTTGATGCACAAAGTTCGCGTACTCAACATCGGTACCGATCCGTTCAACAATACCACCGCCTCGAATGTACTCCAGAATCTCGATTGAGTTCACCAGGTTTCCGGTGTCGATGCGTCTTGGATCGGCGTTGAGTCGGCGCTTAGCGGCCGTCTGCGTGGCGAATGCGCGTGCACGTAGATTCCGCACGACTCCCGAAGAGGGGGAAGTCATCAGGACACGAATGTTCCCGTAGTTCGTCGAGTGCCGGACTTTCGAGGTCGCCACGGGTGCTCCTAACTGATATCGCAAGGGTAACCGCCGTTTATCACACCGATTTGCACGGTGATCGCCGAGCCTTGGCACCCACCCATAGGTCCCACTTCGGCCTGCTGACCAATCGTGTACCTATCGAACAACTTCACGCCGTCTGTGCGCGTGGTACCGGCGCACAGGCAGCACATGAGACCAGCACGAACTGCCCATGCATCCTCGACAGTCACGCGAGCGGCTGCGTCGATCTCCGAACAAGGGGGAGGGTTGCCGAGATCATCGCCAGTCGGAGCGCACCGGAGCATTGACACCGTGTATTCGAAGACGAACATGGGAGGCCCACACTTGCGCACCCCGTCATTCTGCGTCGCGTTCCACGGGACAGGGAAGTTAGCCGACTCGTATTGTCGGTCAAGCGCAACAACGAGTTGTCCGCACTCGCAGTCGTCCCAAGCGATTTGTCCCGTCGTGATGCACACGCGCCCGGGAAGGCCGCTAGTTGTTCCTTCGAGATACGGCACAATGCAGTCTCGCAGGTGCTCGGCGAGTTCGTATCCAGCGAACGGGTTGTCATTGCGGAACATCAGGAAGTACCTGCTCTGCGCGGCCTCGGACCGTCAATGTCAAAGATCGTGGCGATGCCGGTGCCGCTTGGGTTGTACGTTTTGATGAACAAATCAGGCCAGTACATGCCAGTCATGCCGCCTTTGAAGGCTGTTTCCGAATCGAAGAACACCTTTTTCACGCCTTGCCGTGTCACCTCTTGTACGGTGCCACTAGGCAACACGCAACCCGAGGCGTTCACACAGCGCTTAGCGATCTCCACAGCGAGCTGTCCCGCTGCGAGCTTGCCGATTTTGGGAACATCATCCCCATATCGTGCCGTGACTGACCAGGTGCCTATCTGGTTGTCGTCGAGATTCAGGTCGTTGCATCGGGGCCAGTCTTCACCGTCGAGGCGAACCAGTAGGTTGAAGTTGTCAACGCGGTATGAGGTCACCGGGAGTACCATCCCGTCAACCTTGACCTCAACAATGGAGTTCACGGGATAGGGAAGACGCACCTCAGAAACACTGGTGCACGAGCAACCGGAGGTACACGTTCCGCACGCAATGTTGATCCACGCGCCGCCGACAAGGGCCGGTTGTGGGAACGGCCAGGTGCTACCCGAGAGGTTGTACCACCCGTTCGTCGGAATCCACGGCCACGCTGGAAAGCAGTCCTTCCGGCATGGCCTGAGCGTCACGGTACACAGGCCGAACTGACGTTTAGTCCGGTTCCACAACACTTCGGTAGCGATCATCGCCGCAGTCGCTTGCAGCGCGGGACTCGTCCCTTCCGGGAACGTCGCGCATTCCAGGTCCCATGCCTCACATGGTCCGGTGACTGCCACCATGGCCTAACCCCCTCGTGTGGTGTTCAGTGTACCGCCAGTAAAGCGCTAAGCCGGACGCTTCGGCGGTACGTCACCAGGTCGCGCGACACGAAGCGATTTCGCAGACTTCGGAGCCTTTTGCAGGTTGCGCGCCACGAACGGCGTAGGCACTCCCGAAATCTCCTCGGGGGGGAGTGGCGTCAAGTTGTTCACGACGGGTCGCTGCGGGAAGCGACGCCCCATGGTGATTCGATACCCGAGATCAACGTATCGGGTGTCCCAGTCGATACCAAGCGCGGAAGTGTCCTCACCGATGAACTCATGTGCCTTGCGCCCCTGCCCATGGCCGACAAGGCTGTCATCATCACGGTGGTCGACCAAGGACGGCCATGTGCACCATGTGGGGATGTCCAACACATCGATAGCGTAACGCCCGATGCGTCGGTCGTAGTTCGGATACTGCTGCTTGTCGCACCACGGCAGCATCTTGTTGATGATGTCCGTAGGCGCGATGATGCCAACACCCCAGTTGAGGGACGGCATGCGAACCCAAGACACTTTTTCCTGCCGCGCCTGGTTCACGGCTCGCTCGACACGGCTTGCCGCAGGACGACGAGTGCCGATGTACGGCGAGACGAGTGCCTTTTCGGGGAGGTAAGCCAGCGCCTTTTCCATACCCGCGATGAAGTCTTTCGCCACGATCGAATCATCTTGCAGCACACAGCCGAAGTCGACTGACTGATCAACGGCCTCCCATGCGCGCCTACCCGTGTCCCACCTGTCGTTTTTGCGATCCCAGATCACATCGTCGTCGGTAAGTCCGAGTTGTTCGAGGAGATGCGGGATATGACGTGCACGCTTCTTGTGCGCCATGATCTTCACAGAGAGTTTCACTGTGTCACCTTTTCGTATACGAAGAACGACGCCAAGCCGGGACGCAACGGTTCTTCGGCGACCTTGAGTTCCCAGTCAGGGAAGCGATTGGCGATGTCCGGCGTGAATTCGCGTCGGAAGACGTGACGAGCGGTGCGTCCATCTGGGGTGTTCGTGGCATAGATGATCACGAACTGTGTCGCGCTGCCGAAGAGGTTCACCAGGTATCGATCGTAGTCCCGGTCATCCGGAAGATGGAAGAGCACGTCAAGACTGAGCGCTGTTCGGTAGTTCTCGATCGGGAACGTATGATGGTAGTCATCCACGGTCTTAAAGCGGTAGTGAACAGGGAACTTCTCACGCATCCTGTCAATGATCAGCGGAGAGACGTCAAGACCGAGATACGCGATGTGCTTGGGGAATCTAACAAGTTCGAGGACTTGCCCGTCTCCGCAACCCCAGTCGATCACACTCGTAATGTCGTTTTCTGCGCAGAAACCCGTGATGTACCGAGCCTTGTAAGCACCCTCTTCGCCTTCGGAACCGGCACCGGAGGTGCGCCCCTGCTGATAGCGCTTGTTCCAGTATCCAGCAGGCGTGTATTGCAGCGACTTCACTTGGTCACCCCGGGGTTCCGCGCGCCGCGAGTGGAACCGAGTTTGCACACAGCGATACGCGCGACGACTTCTTGCATATCGGCAAGTTCCTTAGAATCCATGAGCGCCGCAACGGCGGCCTTAACACCAGGATTCTGCGTCATGGCGTAGTCATCGAACACCACAAGGGCATCATCAGTGAGATGTTCCCGCCATGCTCGCAGATCCGCCATGGCTGCGGTCATGGAATGGTCACCGTCGATGTACAACAGCCCAACCGGGGGCCCCTCATAGTGGTCACCCGCCATGGTCGACAATGACTTGACGGCTGTCACGCTCTCATCATTGAAACCGGCCTTCGAGAGCTGCGCACGAAAGTCGGAGTACAACGGGGAAGGCAGTCGTTCAAGCACTCGGTTGCGCCATGCTGAAACTTCCTCGCTCCACGCGTCAACGGCGTAGACGTGCGCGCCGTTGCCTTGTCGAGCACCGGTCGCTAGGTAGCACGTTGACTTTCCTCGGTACGATCCGAGTTCCACGATTGCCTGATCGCCAGGGACGCGCGACGCGAGCTTGAGAAGATGTTCCCCGACTTCGCGGGGAATGAGCCCGTCTAGCTTGGCAAGTTCATCGAGTGACAGCACGTCGGCCCTTTCGTCGTTCCATGACTTCGGCCGTGTGGTTCCACGCATGCACACATGTCACTTCGGGTCCGAACTTGGTAGGGACATTCCCATTACGCACGTGACTATAGCTGTACGGGTAGAAACGTTCACTAGGAGCAGTATACCCCCCGCGACGCTTCCAGATGGGCGTCAAGAATTTTGGTCCTGTGAGCACGTTTGGACGGTGCCCTAGGTAACGCTTGACGTTTCCGGGGATGGCTCCGACGATCTCGCGCATTATCAAGTGACCGGGAACTGCGCCGAGATAGGTGTTGCCCACCCAATTGGGGTCCTCCATTGCCGCAAAGACATCATGTCCTTCGAGTTCCGAGTCGATGCGCTTAAGGGGCCGCGTGTCGACATCCGCGTAGAATCCGCCCATGTCGTACAATAGCTCATACCGCGAGAGGTCAGCTCGGAACTGGTTCACCGCGTCTGCCGGTACGATGTCTTCCGCACTGTCGAATAGATCTTGATTTCGGAGTTCCGGTAGGTTGCTCTCAGTCCATAGGTTCATGCGCCAATCGGGGTGCATCTGGGCCCAAGCAAGGATGTTATCTCGCAGATGTGTGGGCATCGGCTTACCGAACCATATGAAGTGGAACGTCTTTGGGATCGTCTGGTCTTGCATCATTTTCCCTTCGACATGAGAATGGGGGAGCGTAACCCGGTGACTAGGTAAACGCTCCCCCGTGCGATAGGCTACATCCGCCCATCGATCCTATCAGCTGCCGATCTCCACAGCGCCGCAAGCGGGCTCTGGAGGCTGAACAGTGGTGATCGCGAAAGCGAAGTGCTTACCCGGACCCCACGTGCTGACAGGCGAATCGGCAAGCCAAGGGTTGCCGATATCCCACAGCGGCGACGCAGGCTTAGACATGCTCGCGAAACCGAAAGTAAAGATATCGTTGGTGAATGTCAACTCCTGAACACGCGCGTTGTACTCGTGCGGGAACGCCCAGTAAATCCACCGCTGTAGGCCGCTCGCGTCGCAAGCGTCCTCGCCAGCAACAGGTTGCCAGATCTCTTTGGAGAACCGAGCATTCAGCAGGCCGGTGCCGAACTGAACACCCACGAAATCGGCTTCGGCATTGGACACGATAGGGTCCTCACCAAAGACGAGCGCGATCAAGTCGACGTCGAGGGTACACAGGTTCGTGACCTCATCAATCCAGTTCAGGAATGACGGACCCTGCTCATTGACGCACGGTTCTCCATTGGCTTTGAGCTGCAAGAGCCGCGTGCCATCTTCGTAGTTCGGCGTGATCGTGATTTCGGTCCACGCGTCCGTTGTGACCTGAGCGGAGCCATCACCCGTAACGGGTACCCCACACTGATCAAGCAGGGTGAACCGAGCGATTTCGCCTCTGATCGGGTTTGCACAAACTGACATGTCAGCACCTCCTTACGGTGTGATGTCTTCGCCATTGAGGATGAGGATTGCCATAAGGCAGCAATCCCAACCGATGACATAGGTACGCTCGGCGATCATGCTGAGCGTGTTCACGTTTCGGTCGAAAGACTCAACCGCCGTGAAGGTGTGCGGCGCGGGTTCGCGTTGGTAGAACACGGCACCCGTCGCGTACATCCACGTGGAACCGGCGTCCGGCGCGGTGCCATCTGGGCCCGTACCTGGATAGTCGCCGATGACCACTCGCGAACCGACAGTGGTCGTGTACATGACCCCTGCGCGCGATTCGATCAGGTGATGATCGGCAGCGATGGACGCGAGACGGATCGGCATGTGGATCGTGGCGACACCTGGGTAACAGTCCCGCATTGCCGCTTCCAGCATCCCCAATCCGATGACCATTTCCTGAACGACGTTGGATGCCAGCACAGCCGCAGGCTGAATAAGGTCGTCACCGTCGATCACGTTGGTGTCGGCTGCGAGGTGCGGCCACACACTCGTGACGCCGCTGCCTTCATCGGCTTCACCGGTCCAGAAAATACGTTCCAGTTCGCGAGCCTCTGATCGCAATAGGGCCTGTCGATTCTGGTCAGACAGTTCTTCCCAGGTGCCGACCGGAGCGCAATCGATACGGCTGTACACCGTGACCGGCGTTGCCCCGCGCGTCTCCCAGTTCCAAGTGTCATCCTTGGACGCGGGAAGCGGCGTTCCGTCAGGACGCGTGCATTCCCCATACGTACCCTCTGCATCCGGACACATCGGCTGCCATTGGAGACCCATACGCCAGTGTGGGTCAACAAGCTGCAACTCGGTGGCTGTGGA